ACCGACATAGACTTATTTATAGCATATCAATCGGTCGATCATTGTGGTCAACACAACGAATTCGGTATTCCGGATAATACACCTGGGCTTGTTGCATTTCCCTCATTACCATAGCACCATCGGCTCGGGAAGTAAAGGTAACACAAGTACGCCAACCAGAATTATCCAAAAACTGAATCCTATAATCACCTGACATAATATATATCTTTCATAATAAAGGTTAAACAAATGGAGGATCCTCTGGGATTTGAACCCAGGACCCACGGATTAAAAGTCCGATGCTACTACCACTGAGCTAAGGATCCTCAATTTGTTTATATATGCATTATATCGTATTTTTAGGTGTTTGTCAACCAAAAAAGTATTAACATTTAGTAATTTTTAAAGTCTGTATTAGAAGTTTTGGTACCCACTGTGGGATTCGAACCCACCCTGAAAAGTTTTTAAGACTCACGCCTCTGCCGCTGGGCTAAGTGGGCACAAAAATTACTTAACTGAAAGAAACCTTAGTCCCACCAAAATAATCAATGACTGCATTGAGAGATCGAATCTCATTCATCAATTCTTGATTATATGAATCGGTGTCATCATTTGGATTTTTATTATTCAACTCAATAATATCAATAAGAACACCAATAGTGTTGGTCAGATGTGTGACCACGATCTTATCGGCCTGTTCTACATCAATAGTGACTGTTAGCATATTTAGGTATTCCCTTGTTGATATATGTAATATACCTTAAAATGGGCTGTGTGTCAACAAAAAAGTGATGCCAAAAAATTACAAAATGTTAACAAAAAACATGTTGACACTGGCTTAAAAGTTTGTTATAATAACTTATAAATTGAGGAGATAGATATATGACAGCTACACTTCAGGTTAATATGCCAGGATACTATGCTTCGGAATTGATTAAAAATCGTTTCCAGGTTATGGAATCCACAATCACTCGTGAATTTTATGTGTGGGACTCCACCATGCAAAATAATTTGCGAGCCCGTGATGGTTCGATCCTTTACTTTAATACTCAGAAGGATGCTAAGAATCATATTACTAAGAATAAGTTTTAATGCATATAACACTCGTTGATCAGCCGTCAAAAGTTGATCCGATCATGATCTTCGAGTCGCTTGTCCATTATGGGGAAACCATGATGAGCAAACGATTGCTGAAGAATATCGAAATACGAGTTGTGGGTGTGAAAGGACTTATTCGTAGAGATAAAATTGATGCGGATTGTGTGTGGGAAGATATTAATATCCGACCACGCGAATTTACTATCCGCATTGATGGTGATATGGGTAAGAAGAGAACCCTGCTGGCACTAGCGCATGAGATGGTCCATGTGAAACAATATGCGCTAGGACAACTTAAAGACTACCTAAGAGACTCTTCTATATGTTCTTGGCTTGATACGCGTCACTCAAAAACCGATGGGTGTTATAACACATGGCCATGGGAAGTTGAGGCACACCAGTTAGAGTCAGAACTTTATCTTAATTTTAACAAACATCAAAAGGAGAAAAGTTATGCAAAAGCGTCCAATGCCAAAAAAACGAAACCCGATAGCTCGAGCTCTGCACACACCTTTGTTCAGGAAGCGAGTCGTCGAGTCTAAAAAGATCTACGATCGAAAGAAGGAGAAGGTTAGTCCTGAGAAGGATTAATCTCTTTTTCTTTTTCGTTAGGTAGATTATCCACGATGAGAAACTTAGTGTTCTCATCTAGCACCGGATAAGCATTTAGTATCTTTCTAGCTTCAATCAGTCGATCCAACACCCTTGAGATGGTCTCTTGGGTGGTTTTGTCGTTCATACCTGTTTTAAGATCTTCCAAGGCCGAATCCAAATTCATATCGACCGAATAATCTACTTGATAGAGATCACCATCACGCTCAATTCTTTCGAGAGGCGGAAATAAAAGATCAGTTAATCTTTGAAGTTCTCTATCCCGTATAATAATTTTTACTTCTTTACGCCAAAACCATTTAAACATTATAAAATAAACTCCATCAGTGTTTTTTGCGACCTACAGTGTATTTAGACACGAGTGTCCATTCATCTTTATCTTTAAAAGGTAATACTTTAATTTTATTTAAAGGTGTCTTTGGTTCTTCGAATCGCTTATAATCAACGATTCGAAATAAACCCCATTGCTCTACGAGACTTGCAATGGTATTACGGCGACCTAAATCATCCTCAGTAAAATCAGATTCTTTGCCATCAAGTAGAAACAATTCCTTAAAATGAACTATGAAATATCTGCCACGATTATGTAAAATATGGCAAGATTGGTATAGCTTTTTTTCTTTATGAGAGGCTATACCAATACGAGTAAGAGTTTCCTTGATTTTTAGAAAATCTTCTTCCTCAGCAAGTTTCACTTCTAGGAATGTTTCCATTATAGACATAATAGTAGTACCTCATTATTATTTTTCTTTATTTATTTGTTTTTGTTCCTTGCGTCTGGATACACATATCGTTCCAAGAAGTCTTTCTTTTGTGTTTCTGTAAGTATATTCCAAAAACGTTTTGTTTCATTTAGATTGTAATTAATGATTTTACCAATATCCTAGAGGATCTTTAATTCTTTTTTTTCATCCTCGGTCTTCTTAAGCCAACCATCCTTTTTAAATCTCTTACGCTTGGCTACCTTATAGAATAGGTAATCATGTTGCATCTTTTCATCAAGATGATGGTTTGAATTTAAAAAGATGGCATCGGAAAGAGTATCAGGAAAGATAGACATAGCTTTGGTGACGATATAGGGCTCAAACGATGACTTGGTTTCATCGCTATAGATATATTCTTTACCAAAATTAATATCGTTGATGAACGAAAAGGGATTAATACCAGCACCCTTTTCTTCCTTCTCTTCGTGTTTGACTACCCTGCCAAAAATGGTAGATATAGCATTTGGATCTACCTTTTCGATTGATTTACCACGACTAGGCTTAACTGCCATTATTGCCACTCCAAGCGCATCATAAGTTCTACAAAGAATGCCAACATATTAATTTCATGATTGACTACAAATGCTGCCTTGTATTGATAATCGGCAATAATAACAATCAGTTCAGGAATAGACTTCTTTGCAACATATTCAAATGAGTTTTCATAGACCGAACGGAATACAGCCACTTGATCCTGATCACTATTATCATGGACCCACTTCCGAACCTCATCAAAATCTTTCTTTTTACACGCTTCAAAGATTTGCTTGACGGATAGGTCCTGAAAACTGGTAAGAATACCAGAATCAATAGAGCCAATTGCACTATAGCGTTGCAATTCATTAAGCACACGCCTCCAGTCAGGAAAGTGCTTTTGGATAACTGAAGCAATTACATTCTGATCATACTTCACATGTTCAGTATCAAGGATAGCAAGTACACGCTTAAAGAATTGTGATGCCAACTTAGGCTTACAATTCTTAGGGATACTAAAATCAATAACCGAGCATCTGGAATGTAAAGGTGCAATGATTTTATTCTTATAATTACATGTAAGAATAAATCCGCAATTCCGACTAAACTCTTCCATAAAATTACGAAGAGCAGGTTGAGTGGAATTAGGATTTAGATAATCTGCCTCATCGAGGATTACATATTTTCGGCCACCGGCAAATGATACGGTGGAAGCAAAGTTTTGGATTTCATTGCGGAGTGTATCAATGTTACCATTCATCGAACCATTGATGACGATATAATCACAACCAAGTTCTTCTAGCATAGCCTTAGCTACGGTAGTTTTACCAACACCCGCTGAACCGGTAAGTAGTAGGTTTGGAATATTCTTTTGATCAACAAATTGTTGGAAAGTTGTCTTTAGTTCAATCGGAAGAATAGTGTCACTAATCTTCTTTGGACGATATCGTTCCACCCACAAAAATTGCTCAAGCATTTATATTCTCCATCATAAAAAAGGGTAGAGCTATATGCCCTACCCTATTATACACCAATAATACTAGATTGTAAATCAAAAAGTACTGGTTGCCTCAATTGCCACGTAGTATGTAGCCTCAGTACCAACAAATTTGGAAAGGCCCTTTGAAGAAAGTGTGACAATATAGTCGTCAGGGATCATCTTTAGATTATCAGGCTTGAAAATAGCCTTAAATATCTTATCGGTAGCACCAACCTTTACACTATATTGATTGGAAGATGCGTTTTTACTATCAATAGCTCGAATAAAAATATTATCACCATCACCCACGATTGCAATTTCAGTAAGTTCAAGAATACTAAGTGCCTTAGCAACACTTGGAATATCAGTGGCTGAAATCTTAAATTCTGCATCAACTGACGGGATATTAATATCCTTATCAGGCGGTGCAAGAATGATTGAAGAATCAGCATAATGATATACGATCTTATTCTTTCCATCACTGATGGTAACGGAACTTTCCTCAAAGTCAAGATCCGGATCCGTAAACATTGAAATACAACCAATAAACTGAGACAGATTATAAATTGCAAATGGGTATTCAAATGTATCAGGTACCTCGGCCCGAGCAAGGATAGTCTTGCTCGTGGAGATTGTCTTTAGGGTATTACCCGGCTTAACAATAATCGAGGGGTTGATTGTTGCAAAGTTCTTAAGAATATTTAGGGTCTTATTATTAATCTTCATTCACGTTCTCCATTATAAAATATAAAAAAAATTACTTCT